TACAAACTATTTATAAAAATATGAAAATTAATTCTCTAATTAGAAAAATCATCAAAGAAGAAACCGAAGAATGGATTGACGTTTCTCCGGAAGAATATAAAGAACTTTTGGACTACGTTAATGGTGACGGGTCAGTAATTAAAAGACTTCCAGACTATAAAGGTAAGAAAATTAAAATTACCGGTGATTTGGATCTTAGTAGAAGAGACGATGTTGAAAATATTGATAGTATTGATTACGTGGACGGTAAATTAGACATTAGTAATACAAATATTTCATTTTTTGACAAATCCAAGGTAAAAAAATATATGTGGTACGGCAATTCCAAAATGGATAAGATTGAACGACAAAAGATATATAACCAAAGAATGGAACATCAACAAGAGTTAAGAGAAGAAGATACCTGGAATGTTGAAAATGATGACGAGGAATCAAACGAAACTGAAGCGATTTATGATTACCTACTTGAACATAAAATTCCGGAGGTAATTGAAGATGAAACGACCGGTGAAGAAGTTAGAGAAGATAAATATTTTTTATTTAAAACAGATTATGATCACCACGGTGGTAACATTTATATTTGGCTTGGAAACGGTAGTCACGGAAGTGAATATGTGGTGTTTAGAGATGATGAAATTAAAGATGCCGCAAAAAAAGAACTTCAAAACACGATAGATGAAATTGGTTTGGATGTATTTAGATGGTATGTTTGGGAAAATAATTTTGATGAAGAATATACCAGAAGATGGTTATATGATGATTATGAGGAAGTGATTAGAGAGGATCCAGAAGGTTGGTCTATTGAAAAAGAACTAACTGACGACCAAAAAAGATATATTGAAATTTACAATCAAAATATTGAAAGTTTAAGAAAAAAATTGGAAAATCAATCTTTAACTGACGAACAAAAAGATGAGATTGAAAATGACATATATGATTTTGAACAATTAATAGAGGACATCAATGAAAATCCGGAAGGTGATTATTCTGAGGAAAGTATTGAAGAACGGATTGAAAGTATGGTGGATGATAATATTAATGATTTCCTTAAAAACAAAAAAAGAGAAGGATACGATGATGACTTTCTTATGGACTTTATTGACGTTGACGGAGCAATTGAAGATGTTATACAATCAGATGGTTACGGAAATATTTTAAATCGTTTTGATGGTAGTGACGACGAATATAAAATCAACGATACTTGGTACCATGTAATGCGTCACAATTAAATATTGTTATTTACAGTTAGGTTAATATTTTTTACCTTTGAATTAAAACGATGTAATGAAAACTGACTGGTTGTTTCAAGAACCCATTGATTTAGAACACAAACAATATGTACTTTTGGATTACCTTCAAAAACTGGATAAAAATTTAAACAACTTCAAACTATACCCCCAATTTCAAGAAATATCATTACATCTTGCAAGTATCAACTTATTAATTGAAAAAGGTCAAACATTAACACTTAACAGGACATTAAAGGACCCAGACGACGAAATACTACTGTCAGATTTAATACCGGTTGATTGCCCGTTACTATCAAAAGAAGAAATACTTGAGGTTTACAAAGTTTGTAAATATTCCTCAACAAAACTGACCGATTACTTCAACCACGCAAAAGCAATATGGGACATTGTGAATGATTCGGTTTCAATTGATCCTGTACAAAATAAGAAAAACATTGACCCAAAACAAGGATTATTTTTTTTGGATTACAATGAAAAAACAATATTTTATGAGTTTAATATAAAACCAATCAAAAAAGGAAACCTTGAAACAAAATGTCACATCAAAAAAATATGTGAATGTAAAAGAGATGAGTTTGAACAAAAAATTAAGGAAATAAAAAGACCTTTAATTAAAAATTTACAAGAAAAAACAATATATGAAAATTTAATTGTGTTTACTGTAAACCACAATAATAATTACCCCCTCAAAGAAACGTTACTACCAATTGTTAAAAGAAAAATTATGAATTATATGATTCAGTCAAAAATTATTAAACATAAAAATTTGACAAATAAAATATAATTCATTAATTTTGAAGAAAAAAAAGTCATGGTAGTAAAACAAAGAACATTAAATGAATTGAGACAGGAAAAAGAGTTTGGTTATAAACATCCTGCGGTTAAGAACAACAAACCAAATGTTGATTCACAACACATTGTTGATTTGGTTATGAAATTTCCAAATGATGCGGATTTGGGTAAACAAGTTAGAAACTATTTAATTGGTCTTGGGGTTTATGGAAAATAAAGAAATGGTGAACCACCCAGATCATTATGGGGGAAAAAATAACCCATATGAAGCGATAAAGGTGATAGATGCTTGGCATCTTGGATTTAGTTTGGGTAACACGGTTAAATATATCTCAAGAGCTGGTAAAAAACACAAGGATAAGGAACTTGAAGATTTGAAAAAAGCCAAGTTTTACCTGGATCATTATATAAGTCAACTAGAAAGCCAACAATAATGTTGGTTTTTTTTGTTTTGTGGAAGTATTTATCTATATGATTATAGATGTGTGGAGACCCAGAATAAAAAAAGTTAATGGTAAGGGTATCGCCGTGTCGTATGAAATGGTTGATATTGGTGTTTTTATTAAAGAAAAAAGAAAAGGGTGGATTGTTAGGTATTATTGTGATTCGTGTAAAAATGACAAAATAATGACAACCACCACACATGTTTTATTAAACCCAAAAGTTGTTTATAATACCTTAGAAAAACAAACCTGCAGATCATGTAGGTCTAAAATTTCAGAATATGAAATAAAAAAAAGTCACATACCTTTTGATGTTATAGAAAAATCCGTAATAGAGTCAAATTACACACTACTTTCAACTGAGGATGAATATATGTTATGGGGTCAAAAATCACAATTTAAACATAAAGTTATTTGTGAAAATAACCATAACTTAACAATAACTTGGAATAATTGGAGTAAAGGTAAGCGTTGCAGACAATGTTATGAACAAAAAAAATTTGAAAATGCGGTTAAGTATAAGGAAGGTTGGGAAAGGTACTCGTATTTGGTTTATTATTATACTGAAAAAAGTTATAAAAAATATAAAAACAAAATCAACCCAACAAATATTGAAAGAAGTAAAGAGTACCACCTAGACCATAAATATTCAATTAGTGAAGGGTTTGGTAATGGTATTTTACCAAACATAATTGGTCAATTTTATAATTTAGAAATTTTAAAAAGTCACGATAATTTAAAAAAAAATAAACAATGTTCAATAACATTAGATGAATTATTTGAATATGAAAAAACTTATAAAAGAATCGGGGATTAGGGATATTAATAATATTGCTAAAAGATACAAAAAAGCAAAAATATATTTCCACCAGGATTTAGATGGTGTTACCACGGCTTTAGCCATGAAAAACTACCTTGAACAACACGGAATAAAAGTTGTTGATTGTGAGGTCATACAATATGGCGATAAGGAATTTGCTATAAAAAAACCAGACGCTTCTGGTGAAGTTATGCCAGTTTTAGTTGACTATAGTCACGGGCGTCCGATGTTTGTTATACACACGGATCATCATGACTCACAATCAGGAGTTGAAAAAGAAACGGCAACAAGTTTTAGACATTCAAGATCAAACGTTGAAACAATATCCCAGGTCGTATCACCAAAAGAAATATTCCCATCCGATGACATCCTTTTAATTTCAACGGTGGATTCGGCAAATTTTGCGTCAAATGAAATAACACCTGAAATGGTAATGAATTACCTTTTTAAATTTGACAAAGATTCATCCTTAAAACAAAACAAAATGTTGATGGGCTTGGTGACAAATAAATTATTGTTAGCATTCAAGAACAAGCCAAAGTTTTTGGAAACAATAGTAATGGAAGCAAAACCATCACTTATCAGCATATTAAATAATATCAAAAAACAAATTTTAGAGAAGGGTTATGTTAAACCGGAGATTCTAAAACAAAACCAAGAAACGTATGTTCAACAAATGAAATCACACCCAAATGTAAAAGTTGAGGATGGTATCATTATTCAATATGGTGGTGGTAATATGATGAAACCCGGTTCTTATGATAGGTATACACCATTCAGAAACAACCCAGAAGCCGACTTTATTGTGATAGCTTGGCCACTAGGTTTGGTTCAAGCATCTTGTAATCCATTTAAAAAAGAAAGAGCGTTGAAAGGAATTAATTTGGGTGAAATAGCACAAGAAGTTCTATCAAAGTGGGAATCACAATTAAAAGAAAAATATGTTTCGTTATCAACATTAAAATGGATTTCAGAATCTGGAAAAGATTTTGGTCCAGAATCGGTTGGTTTTACTTTTAAAGATTTTATGGCTCTTTATGGTGATTATTATAAGTCAGTTGATAGGGGTGATGAGGTGTTGGACTTAATTGAAAAGGCGATGTTAAAACCATTCACAAGTTTAACTGAAGAAGAAATGAAACTACTGGATGATGTTGAAATTAATGTGTGGGATTTGATCCAGGCTAACAGTGGGGGTCATAAATCGATTACTAATATTTCCGGGCTAAATTACATCGGAAGATCAAAAAGACCACCAAAAGGAGGTTATAAATACGACGCAGAAAGTGAAGATGCGCCATATGTTAAGTTTACTAAAATGATTCAAAAAGAATTTGTGAGGGTTCTAAAAGAAAAAATGAAACAAACCGAAAATATTACAGAATCGGTTGAAAAAAAAAACTTAATTTCTCTTTTAAAAAACCACATCAATAAAAAACACCTATTATCTGAAAAAGATTGGGATTTTATAATTAATGAGTTGGATTGTGTTATTGATAATAGAGGACAATGGGATCATCCCGGCAAATGTACACTTATTAATAGTAACACCATCACAATGAAGGATGTACTATATTCGTTAGTGGGAATTGATAATACTGGACATATGAAACTTATGTTACCAGAAAAAAACTATAATTTTCCAGGAAAAAAGGTACTTGAAATACCTTTAAAAGGGAAATTTAAGGATTTGGCATTAGAATTATTGAAAAAAGATTAAATTTTCTGAACTTTTGTTCAACATTGATATATTTATAATTATTCCTGACAAATTTCATATTTTTTTTAAAAAACATTTGACAGTTCAAAATAAATGTTTTAGATTTGTAAAACAATTGGGGAACGACCCAATGATAAAATTGAAATACGAATAAAACATGAGTGAAGAACAACACATTGAAAGTGAAATCTACTCATACATCACCGACAAAGGTCAGAGGGTGTATACACCAAATGTTCAGTTTGCCGAAATTATGGCAAACAAATATGGAACTCAAAAGGTATATGTAGAAAAAAATTAAAAAAAGTTGACAAAGTACTTGTCTAAATGAAAAAAAAGACTTAACTTTGTAAAACAAATCGGAAAAGTCCGAAACGTTCTTTGAAAATAGGAAATTAGACCGAAAGGTTAACATAATTAAAAAAAGTGAATTAACACCTCCCTTTCTTTAAGTATGGAATTTAATAGGTCATTGGGCCGTGTATGGTCCATTAAAATAAACCATGAAAGTGGGATAAAGTGAATCAGAAGTGTAACTGATTTGCGGCTTGGGAGACCGAGCTTGAGTACACAAGCGGGATACCGTTTAACCTTTAGTACCGAGGGCAACGCTGTAGGGAAAGTGGTTAGATGATTTGGCGATGTGGGTCGTCTGATTGAGGTGGGAACACCAATAGGAATAACCCGTAGGAATAGTGCAAAACTTAAAGTTATCCAACTTTAATATTGCGTGTTCCAGTATTATAGGATACTTAAAACCGAAAGGTATGTTTGTGTACAGGTGGTGCTGTTACAAACCCTAATGATTCCTTACCAAAGGAATTGTTTTGAAGTAGTCTAGAAATATGGAAACTGGGAAGTTTCAGAGAGTAGTTAAGTATTGATTCGTTCAAAAGATGGGTCAGCTTGGTTGACGGACCACTACTTTCACAATCCACGACACACAACATTTTTTACAATTGGATGTAAAATCATAAACGTAATAATGGAAAAGTGTCCGTCAGGTTTGGATGAAAGGTGATTACATAGTAATGAGTTGTTCATTGCACACAAGGATCCCAAGTCTGAGTGTATTTATCCAAAAAACCTTTAATCCCGCAAGGATGAACTGGGGCGGCAGTCTCGGAAAGAGTTAAGTAAGATGAGAGTAATTCAAACCTCAAGGAGTGGTATACCTAAAAAACCATCACTGAGAAATACCATTCAAAAGATGGTGGATACGAAGGGAAACAATAATCCTTCAAAAGGTTCTCACAAACAGCTGTAATCTCAGGCTTATTTTTAAAAAAAAATTACTGGTAAAAAAATTGATGGATGAGATGGATTTCTTATCCATTTTTTTATTTCAAAAAAAAAATAAAAAAAACATTTGTCAGATTCAAAAATTATTCCTACATTTGTAGAAATAAAAGATATGACACACAAACACGTTACAATTATTCATCCAAAGTACGGTGAAGTTTTAAATGAAACTTTTATGGATGAGGTTCAGTTTAAAATATTTTTGAATATGGTCCATTCTTCAATTGCGATGGATCAAAACCTTTCAACCTTTAATGGTAAGGACTTTTTGGTACACATTCCTTGTTCAATATTAAAAGAGTCTCTGGTAATTGGTAAAACAACTGAAGTTTCAATGGCTGATGTTGTTTTGACGAAATCTAAGTTGGAGGGGTAGTTTCTTTGTTTCTCTTTAAAACAAAGTGGTGGCTGTTGCGACATTCAATGTCGTCCCTAAAATTAAGGTGAGGTAATACTCACCTTTTTTTGTTTCTGGATATATTTATTGGTATATGAAAAAGATTATATCTGAAAATATGAACTACCATTTGGATAATGGTATAACATTAACTGAAAACATATTCAGACCATTTTCCGATGAGTTTTTTAATTTAATCAATGAGGCCAGAGAATTATATAACGAAGGTTATATTGATGTGGATGAGGATGAAAAATGGTTGGTTGAAAGTGATTTTGGAAAAAAAGTAAAACTTACAAGTGGGAAAATTGTTAGACTTGAAGTTCCATATATTGAAAATTCAATTAATGAAGCTGAATATAAGGGTAGAAAAGTTGAACTTGGGAAACCGATGAGAAATACAGGTGGTGGAAAAAAATATGTGGTGTATGTTAAAAATCCATCTACCGGTAAAGTTAAAAAAATTAGTTTTGGTGATAAAAAGGGGGGTTTAACCGCTAAAGTATCAAATCCGGAAGCTAGAAGGAATTTTGCTTCCAGACACAATTGTAAAGCCAAAAAAGATAGGTTAACGGCCGGTTACTGGGCCTGTAGAATCAATCGCTATGCTCATTTATGGGGAGGAAAAAGTTATGGAGGGTACTGGTGATTTACCATTTAAACAAAAAGATTTTGGAAACACCAAAATAAGAACGTTTGATTCGTCGGTGGATGAATATGAATTAAAATGGCATAGAGATAGAGAGGACCGGAAAGTTATTATCATTGAATCAAACGGTTGGAAATTCCAATCGGATAATTCATTACCAACGACATTAAAAGAAGGCGATCAGATATTTATACCAAAAGATACCTTTCATAGAGTTATCAAGGGGAATGGAAATTTAAAAATTAAAGTTGAGTTTTTATGAAAAAAATTATTATAACAGAAAAACAATTGGAAGATATGGTTAAACACATCAAAGAAAATCATGATGATGGTTCATATATGGCAAAACAACAATTATTTACAATCGCAACATTGGCTTACAAAATGTGGGAAATGATGGAGGATGGTGAACAACTTGAGGATTGGATGGAAACCAAAATCGCTCAATCCGAACAATCAATCCTTGCCGTTGTAAAATCCTTTATGTATGATGAAGCTGAAGATAGGATGAAAAAAAATGGTGATATCGGATTGGATGGATTAATCATTGGAATGTAATTTAAAATTAATATAATTTGTCCTCCGGTTATTGACTGGGGGATTTTTATTTTGTATCTTTATGAAAAAAAGGATGTACGTTATAGTTAAACATATTAAAACGGAAAATAGAAAAAGAGTTCCAGTTATCATTTTGAATGGTCACAATGAAATTTGGGAATTTGACACTTTTGAACAGGCCGATGATATGAAAAAGATTTTTGAATTGAATTCAGATTCCGGTCACAAATATGAGGTTAAAAAACTTCATTAAAATATGGTCCCGTAGCTCAACTGAATAGAGCAATTGCCTCAAATAGGGGGCGTTTAATTGGAAACAGTTAAATGGAACTCATCAAATTCGGGGAAGCCTGTAAAATGGTAATCCCGAGCCAAGATCTCAGAAATGGGATAAGGTGTAGAGACTTGACGGTGAGTACCTAAGTCCAAATGGATAAGGTAATGAGAAAGTCCAGACCACAAACAATTAAATTGGTAGTGAAAACTATAGTGGTACGTCTAAGCAATAGGTTGATGGTTTGAATCCATCCGGGATCACAAAAACAAAACTAATATGGAGGATATTCACCAACAAATCCACGAAGAATTTGTAAATAGCGAAGATTTTTTAATTTTTTTAAAAGAACTTGACATATATTCAGAAAAATATGTATCTTTGTAAAAAGAAATCATATGAACAAGGAACTTATCGCACTATTTTTTGCCATGGAACATGAAGCCGACGAATTGATTGATGTATTTGTTAAAGAACAACTCCTTGATTTTTATATTAACGGATGTGAGTTAAGGTTACGAATGGAAAAAAGATTCAATGAATTTAATGAGTTTCATAAAGAAACCGGAATCACTTTGGGTAATTTGTTACTTAACAAATACAATTTGGCAAAACAACTTCACGTATTAAAAATCGCGTTGGGAAAGTTGGGTGTACAGGGAATTGATGAAGACCAATATATAATGTTAAATAACTAATGAAATCATTCAAAGACATAGAATTTAAAACACATCCAATAGGTGAAGGTAAACACGGATTAATTTTTTTTCCAAATGGGTATGGTGTGTCTGTTGTTAGATTTAAAAGACCGTATAGTGATAGAGGTTATGGTAGTTATACATCAAATGATAATGAGTGGGAAGTTGCTGTACTATATGGTAACGAAGAAGAATGGGAATTGTGTTATAACACACACATTACAGATGATGTGATTGGTCATTTAACGGAAGGTGAAGTTGACAATATAATGATTCAAGTTCAAGAACTTTAATTTTTCAGAGTACCACCATATTTATTTCATATGGCATTGGAACCAAACAAACTTTATGGTCTAGCACAATCTTTAGCTGAAATAGTAAAAGAAGAATATGGTAGTACATTTAAATCATTCTCAAAAATAGTAAAAACGTGCAAAACAGATACATTTGCACAACTATTGTTATCCAGACTAACAACCAATTATGAGTTAGGACAACTTATTTTCATCACAAACTTAATCCTTAATAGTTCCGACGATAAAGAAACAATCTTGAATATGAGTAAAGATTTGTATATTTATGACATCAACTTTTATGAGGATAGTGAGACCTTACAGGTGGAGTGTGGAAGATGTCGGGGTACCGGTACAGAAAATTGTGGTGAGTGTGGCGGTGACGGATTGTTGGAATGTAGATTTTGTGACGGTGAAGGCGAACACGAATGTCAAAAGTGTTGGGGTGATGGAACTGAGGAATGTAGACATTGTGGTGGTGATGGGACCGAAACAGAAACTGAGACGGATGATGAAGGTGATGAAATTGAAGTGGAAGTTGAATGTGTAATCTGTGATGGTAAAGGGGCCGAAGAATGTAGAGATTGTGGAGGTCAAGGTGGTTTTGAATGTGAAGAATGTAACGGTAAAGGAAACAATAGATGTCACCAGTGTGGCGGTGAAGGTGAATATACCTGTTTTGACTGTGATGGTTATGGGTTTGCCGATAGTAACCAAGAAAAATATGGGATAAGAAAAAGATCAATTGTAACACTTGGTAATGTTTTTTCCGATTATATTGGTGATATAATGTTACTTAGTGATTTTGAAGAAATGGACGGTGATTATGATAAAGTACCATATTCGTTTACAATTAATTCAAGGTATTTCCCAGATGAAGATATACCAAAAGAAGATAGACAAGAAAGTTTAGGTGTTGATGATGATTTTGTTGTGTTTAGAGAAGGATACAAGTTGGAAAATTACCCAAATGACATTAAACTTTAAAATAATGAACTATTTATAATAAAAATTGATTATGAAAAAAGTAATAAAATTAACAGAATCTGATTTGACCAGGATAATTAAAAGAACCATCAACGAAATGGATGATGAATATAAGGATCTAAGTATGTATAATCCGTATTATGATGAGGAAGATGACTTCAGTGATTTAGATAATACCATATATGATGGAATGGAAGATGAGGAGTGGGGTGAAACTGATAAAGGTGAAGAAGAACTTCAAGATTTAATTGAAGATGCTAGAGACTTTTTGGAAAATGAATGTGGATATGAAATTGAGGAACTAAATTCAATGAGTGAAGACGATATTGTTGACGCAATATTTGATGAAGGAAATGTTGAGTTAGCTAAAAAAATTGATAAATTATTAGACTTTGAAGGTTTTTATGATGGTGCTGAAGAAGGTGAACTTGGTGAAGGTTGGGATGATGACATACAAAAAAGTAGATATCCAGAAGATTATAAACCAGAAAATTATAGAAAAATACCAAAAGGGTTTCTTAGACAATATTCGGGTTCTAAAATGGATCCAGAAGGGACAATATTAACAAAAAGAAAAGGAGAACCATTTGACGAATTTCTGGATTTTGATGATGAAGATTTTGTATAAATTAAAAAAAAATAAATAAAACACTTGTCAATTAAAAAAAAATAATTATATTTGTAACATAAATTGAAACTTTTTTAAATAACGATATATTTATAACAAAAATGAAAACAACTCTTAAACATATGGTGATTAGTCAGCAACCGAGCAATCAGTGGTCGTTCTGCTATAATACACTTAAACCGTTAAGGGCATTTTCATTTATGAGTTAATAACGATTAACAAACATAAAAAAAGAAATATAAGACCCAAGGCAACAAACCTTGGGTTTTTTGTTTTATATTGGTCTCTTAGTTTAACTGGAAAAATACGACTCTTGTAAAGTTGAGTTATCGGGTCAGTTCCGATAGTGACCTCAGAAGAAAAAAGTTCTTTGACATATTGGCCTTATAAAAAAGGAAGGGTGGTAGAGTGGTTTATTGCACCGGTCTTGAAAATCGGAAATCTTAACGGATTCGTGGGTTCAAATCCCACCCCTTCCTCAGTAAAAATATTGTGGGGTAGACGAATTGGCAAAGTCACCAGGTTTTGACCCTGGAGGTAAAAATACCATTGGAGGTTCAAGTCCTCCCCCCATAGCAAATAATAACCAGACGTAGCTCAGTTGGGAGAGCGGGTGCTTTGGGAGCATCAGGTCGTAGGATCGTGCCCTACCGTTTGGACCAATAATAAAAACAAGTGTTGACTTCAAGTCCCAGTAGGGAAGTACACTCAAAAAACAAAAATGGGGAAAGTGACGACTATAGAAACGACGAGTACCAACGAAGGGATCAAAAAATTGATTAATTAAAAAATAATAGTTATTTTTAATTTTTAAGGGAGAGTAACCGGTAATTGGTAGCCGCGCGGTCTGTAAAACCGCTCTCATTTGAGACTGGGGGTTCGAGTCCCTCCTCTCCCACAAAAAATAAATGTAATATATGTGGATTTTAACTCTGTTCGTGATATTTATATTAAAAGACAATTATGAAACAGAGAGAAGTAAAAATTACAGATGAAGAAATAAAGTTGGCTTATGAAAAATATGACACACTTCACCAAGCATCTGCCGAATTAAAGATGACAACAGTATCTTTATGGAGAAGAGCAAAAAAAATAGGTTTAGCATGGAAGGATAAAAACTTCAAACCAGAAAAACCTAAAATACCAACAAATGAGATAATAGAAGGTAAACACCCATACTATCAAACTTTAAAATTGAAAAAAAGATTAATTAAAGAAGGTTTAAAAGAAAATAAATGTGATATTTGTGGTATTACAGAATGGAACAATAAGGAATTATCAATGCAATTAGACCATATTGACGGTGATTCACACAACCATAAATTTGATAATTTAAGAATGGTTTGTCCTAATTGTCATTCACAAACCCACACATATTGTGGTAAAAATAAATAAGGATCTGAAGCTTAAGTGGTATAAGCTACTGCCTGTTAAGCAGAAGATAGTAGGTTCGAGCCCTACCAGATCCGCCAAACACGGCACATATACCCTCCGCCTGATACGCGGTTGAAAGGTTAATAGGTCCCATGTAGGTTCAATTCCTACTGTGCCGACTACGGAAAGTAATCCCTGAAGGCGACGGGACATGCCTGCTAAGCATTGTGATCGGTGAGAAACCGATTGTGGATCGTTACCACTACTTTCCTCAACACCCCGTATGATCAGGGATCAAAGTTGGCTCATATCCGACTTTAGGTTGGTTCAAGTCCAACATACGGGACACATCTCCCTAACGGAGAAGGTAATGGCGTGGTCAGGCCGGATTGACCCTCCCCACTTACGGAGTGGGGTTAATATGGTACATGTAGCTCAGTTGGTAGAGCATCTGATTGTGGTTCAGAAGGTTCGTGGGATCGTGACCCATCATGTACCCCAAAGTAAGTTAAAAAAATGGTTAAGTACCTGTATCAACTATGGGAAGTAACTTCTTTTTTTCACATTTGATTTTCAATCATAAATTCCTATATTTAATCTATGACCAAAGAACAATTAAATATGACATATTCATTAGGTAACATTGATGAAATAACTAGTCTGGATGAAAAAACAAAGGAGACTTTATTATTAGAAATACTTGGTGATATATCAAACGACAAAAATTCATCAACATTTAGAGAAGGTGTTACCCTTGGTATTTTGGGTGTTAGTCAAAATAAAAATAAATTGGGCTATGATTCGGACGACGAACCAATTGAAGTTAAACCAAAAAACTTAGATAGTACATCAACAACCAAGTTCAATGGATCTGGTAATTTTAGTGATTTCACATGGAAACGTCACCAAAAATATAAAGATGATAATGTTAAAATGGCGGTCTCTGGGTTTTATAACGGGAAGTTGATTTTTCTGGTAACATTTAAGTATAATTCGGAGTCATTCACCAACGAGATTGAAAGGCAATTAAAAAAACATTTACCGGATGGTGACAAACAAAATAGTTACGTAAGGAGTGTAAAATTTAGTTACAAACATTATGAAAGTTCCGATTCATTAAAAGTTGAATATATAACACCAGACGTTGACAAACTTGAACATATGTTCACTAAAAATTTCTTAATTATGTTAAAAAATGGAATTAAATAATATTGTTCTGGGTGATACACTTGAAGTGTTAAGACAATTGGACGACAATGTGTTTGACATGGGGGTTACATCACCACCCTACAACAAACAAAAAAATAGAAAGGGTGTATTTGTAAAGGATATTAAATATTCAGACATAACTGACAATAAAAATGAATCGGAATATCAAATTGAACAAATTGAGATATTGAATGAATTATATCGGACAATTAAACCTGGAGGTTCATTTTTTTATAACCATAAAATAAGGTGGGACAAGGGTGAGATGTTTCATCCGATGGATTGGTTGAGAAAGTCAGATTGGGTTGTTAAACAAGAAATAATTTGGGATAGACAAATTGCCGCAAATATTAGAGGTTGGAGGTTTTGGCAAGTTGAGGAGAGAATCTATTGGTTATATAAACCTCTTAAAAAAGGTGATAATGGGGAAGAGTTAAAATCCAAACACGCCCTTTTGACCTCCGTTTGGAAATTAAGACCTGAAATGAATAAATTAACCGCATTCAATCACCCAGCACCATTCCCGATTGAAATACCAACGAGGTGTATCTATTCAATTTTGGATGAACAAAAAGATTGTTTGATTATTGATCCATATATGGGTAGTGGAACATCGGCCGTTGTTTCAAAAATGTTGGGACATAATTATTTTGGTATTGATATATCTCAGGAATATATAACAAATGCAAATTATAGAATTGAAAATATAACAGACAAGGAAATTTCCGACTTTAATTTGGAAGTTGAAAAACATAAGGTAAATAAAACTTATAAAGAAAGGAAGTTAGATAAAAAATAATTTGTATATTTGTAAAGTTAAAATAAAAGATGATACAAAGCGTAGAATGACAGACGTGGAGAGACGTGTCGCAAGGGTGTGCACTAAGAATATATTGCTCTCTAATGGTGTGCGAAGTCATAGGGCGGGATTCCTGATAAAGTCATTTATCATCTTTTTTAAATATCCGATGTCGGTCCCGAGCTAGGTCGGGCAACCTACACCAGTGGCCGAGTGATTAGGTAGTAGTCTCCAAAACTACGAACAATAATGTTCTACGTAGGTTTGAACCCTACCTGGTGTGCACAAAAATTAATTAAGATGAACAGAGTATTCAGAAAAGTTACTGGTGAACCTGTATCTGACATTGTAAAACACACAATTGACATTCTAAAAGATTGTCCTTGGGTTGAGGTTCACATCGGAACTGATTCTCAAAATCATAGAAGATCAACAGTGTATGTAACAGCAATTGCTTATAGATATGGGAATAGGGGTGTCCACTATATTTACCACAAACAAAAAGTAAAAAAAGTAAGAGACAAATGGACACGACTCTGGAATGAAGCCGATCATTCAATTGAAGTTGCGGAATGGTTGACACAAAAGGTTAATGTGAAAGTTGAAATTGATTTGGATTATAATAGCGATGAAAAACATTTTAGTTCAAAATTGGTTCAACCGGTTGTTGGGTGGGCGATGTCTTTGGGTTATAAAACAAACATTAAACCACACAATCAAATAGCAACAAAAGCGGCAGATCATCACTGTCGTTAATATAAGGTTCCGTGACCGAGAGTTTAGGTGCCGATCTGCAAAATCGGTTACATTGGTTAGAATCCAATCGGAACCTCAACAAACCGCCCCCATGGTGGAATAGGCATACACGTCATTTTTAGAAAATGAATTTTACAGGTTCAAGTCCTGTTGGGGGTACAAAAAACAAAAAAAATGAACATTACAAATAAAAAAGTTAGGTTTGAATATGAAATCATTGAAAAATATGTTTGTGGAGTTGTATTGGTCGGAAATGAGGTGAAATCAATCCGGGACAGTAAGGTCAGTATAGTTGACACCTTTTGTTATTTAAAAGATGGTGAAATGTTTGTTAAGAACATAAATATAACATCCAACGAACAAAAGAGAGACATTAAACTCCTTTTAAAGAAAAAGGAAATAAGAGATATTGAAAAACGACTTGAAAAAGGATTAACCATTGTTCCTTATAGGATATTTTTAAGTGAAAAAGGGTTGATTAAGTTGGAAATTGTTATAGGGAGGGGAAAAAAACTCTTTGATAAACGTGAGACATTAAAAAAGAGAGATCAAGAGAGGGATATGTTAAAAAATGTTAAAATTTAGTTTGATATTATAAAACATCTTATCTTTGTTTCATAATTAATCATTTAAAAATAAAACTTATGAAAAATTTAATTCTTTTAATTGGTTTACTTATTTCCACATTTTCATTCTCACAAAAATTGATAATAAAAATTCAGGAATCAAACACCTT